TGACTCGTCGTAACGAAATCGCCCGTCATTTCCTGACCGACGAGCGAACCAGTTTGTACGCTACTGCCGAAATTGCCCGTCATCGACGTATCGATGAAATTACCCGTTTGACTCGTCGTAACGAAATCGCCCGTCATTTCCTGACCGACGAGCGAACCAGTTTGTACGCTACTGCCGAAATTGCCCGTCATCGACGTATCGATGAAATTACCCGTTTGACTCGTCGTAACGAAATGGCCTGTCATTTCCTGACCGACCAATTGGCCCGTCTGAAAGCAAGTTACAAAATCACCCGTATTTGCAGCCGCAGCAAATAGGCCAGTCATAGACGTGTCTATAAAATTGCCCGTACTATTTATATTTACATATTCAGCATGTGTATGACCGCTCCAAGCAAACTCTCCAGTTTGAAAAGTAGTTACAAAATTACCAGTCTGAAAACAAGTTACAAAATCACCAGTACTATTTTTAGAAACAAAAATACTAGATAAAGCCCCAGTTTCTAAATCGCTAACTAAATCACCAGTAGAATATGCGACAAATTTAGACCCATTCCAAACTGGAAAATCTCCAGCACTGGCCCCACTAAATTTAATTTTATTCATTCCAAAACCGCAAGCGTCTGTCAAAACTGTGGTTAAACCACCAGTTGTATTAATGAAATAAATTGTTTGATCAGCAAGCTGAACGTATAATTCTCCACTATAAAGAGTGGCTGGATTAGGAACTCTTCCAGTAACTGCTGTTCTTCTTTGTAAAAAGCGAAAAGGTGTAGTAGCCATGATACCTATGGTTAATTACACCTTTGCAAGAAGTTTTCTTCTAAAAAAGTATGTTATGTATCTTCTCCGCCATCTAAGATTCCGTCATCGTCGCCTCCACCAAATTGAGTTCCAGAATCGCAGCAAACAATAACTGCTCCAGCTTCATAGCCACCAACCTGCAATGGCCTAGCTCCATATATATTATACTTCGCAACTAAACCATCCATTCTAGATTTTGAGTCTTTCGCTAAATCTCTATAAACTTTGGTCACTTCATTTCTGTTTACAAAACTGATTGAATTATCCCCATCAGAAACTTGCAAAATATTATCGCCAGAATTGCTTGTGGCAGTAATGCCCCGCAAAACATTTCTAGCTTGCTTGTTATAATAATTGTATAAAAATAATTCTTTATAAATTGCCTCGGCTTCAATCCCCATATCAGGATCTTCTCCGACAAAAGAGGTATTAATTAATGTATTTAATAAGCCCAAATTCTCTTTCATCCAAGAGAAGATGTGGTTGTATGTTACAGCAGTGGTATCTTGATCAAATTCTGTTTCAAAAATTGATTGAGCTAATTCAGCTAATTGACTCATTAAATTTCTCCTAAAATTTTAATTGTTTTCTTGTGATCTGGATTGTTTGGATCTAATTTTAATTGCTTTGCGGGCTGTGGAATAAGATTCCTTCTTGCGTTTTTTGTATATGTTTTGAACTCTTTGATTAAAGCTCCCTTAAGTCTTCCGCGATCTAAAAATGGATTAAGGCCAACTCTCTGGGCAATTTTTTGTAAATCAATATGAGTTGCGCCTTTTAAGTTTTCTTCAAAAACTTCCAATTCGTAAGTTCCAAATGGACTGATCTTATCCACTCCAAGCATTTGTTCTAAATTTTTTTGTTTATCAATAAAATCTTTTCCATTTGTCACTTCCAAGTCATTAATATCTTTCATATATATACTATAATAAAAAAAATGGCCGCTCTTTAAAGGAGCGGCCACTTTTTAAACTAAGTTAAATTAAGAACGTCTTACGATTTTGCCGAAGAGGGCGCGGTTGTCGAGAACCATACGACCTTCTTCGAGAGAACCGAAGTATCCGATCTTACCTTGGCGGATGCTGTATTGATCGTCAGCGATCAAGCTGAATTCAGAACCATTTTCTGAATCAACGGCTACTGCACGAACCAAGGATTCACGGCTACGATTGATACCAAGTAACAATTCGTCTCTTGTTCCAGATGTTCCGCCTTCGAAAGCTGCTCCACCAGTTCCATCAGCTTTTGTGAAGGTTGTTGAGCTGGCTACTGTATCAAAGATTGTGTTAAACTTGCCACCAACGCCGAATTCATTAAAGATCAAGAGATTGACTCCGTAGAAGGAGGGAACTCCAGCTCCATTGAACAATCCAAGACGAACAGACTCAGGAGCAGCAATACCAGGATTGCTACCGTCTGGAGTTGTAGCCAACACACCTTTGGTGCTGATTGGATTGTAGGCCATTGCGCGAAGTTCTTCTTCGATTTCTGGGGAGATCATCAAATCAGTGATGCCCATTCCAGAAACTCCATTAGCAGGAGTACCAGCAGTGAAGGAAGTAAAAACTCTACGAGAGAGCGTTAACAATTCATTCAAGTCTTGTAAGAGGAAGCGGCCAACAGAATTAGCTCTTTGAACGTGTTGCTTGCCATTTGTGGAAGCGTTAGCCAAAGAAGAAAGAATCAAATTGCCAGAAGTGCGCTCTTGCTTGAAGAGGATTTCTTGGGCCATGCGGGTGAAGGTTTTGCTAACTACATCCATGCGGCTCTTTGCGGCATAACGCTTATCGAAGCTAAGAGCTGAATCAAGAGTGTAGGTAGTAATCTTCATTTCTGCAGTTGTTGGCAATACTTGGTTTGTTGGAAGACCACCAGCGACTTGTTGGCTATATACGTGGATATAGTCTTCGTCAGTGATGTCATAATACAAATCCAATGGAATTGAAGGATTATCGTCAGCGTTGAATTGCAATGTGCTGAACAAGTTTGACAACACTGGGGCGTTGTTGATTACTTCTGCGAGAACAGGACCGAGAAATTGGGCCAAGGCGACTTGAGCTTCGTAAGCAACGTCACGATTCTTGGAAGCCATAGCTTTTACCAACTCGATTTGCTCTGGAGTTCTTTTAAGTGAGATTTTCATTTTATTGTTCCTTATTAAAATTAAAATTAGGCGTTGAGTCTGATTACTGCATAAGTGCCAGAGAACTTGTCAGCGATTGTTGCGCCATTAGCTCCTCTAGAACCTGTAGCCAATACAGTTCCGATTCCAGAAACATCACTCAATGCAGCACCAGTAATTTTACCAGCAGTAGCAGAAAGTTTGAATTTGGAACCAACGCTCAATGTGCCATCATAAGCTCTGGAAGTAACTGTGAATACGCCTTTTGTTGCGACTGGAACAGATTGTCCAGGGAGGAGTACTTCATTTTCAGCAGCTTTTTGAGGATAATAGAGAAGCTTTTCTCCATTTTCGTCGTACTTGGCGGTTTCCCACAAAGTGATTCCGAGTGCGACATCTCCAGCAGCAGCAGGAGTAACTTTCAAGCTAACTTTTGGATATTGATTGGCTCCGACAAATGGATAATCGGTTTTACCTTGATAGGAATCTGTTCCATAAGAAACAGGATCTAAATCCAAATTGCCAGCGGAAACTTTAACGAAAACTCCAGCATCACCAGAGTGATATCCAGTGATACTTTCTGTTGCAGAAAGTACGCTATCGTCGAGAGCAAACATGTTGATAACATCATGCTCGTTATATTGTCTAAAAGGGAGTAGTCTTTTGCCCATAGTTTTGTTTAATTAATAGTTAATGTTTAGGAAATGATAATGTTTTCTTTCTTGAAAGCTTCTGCGAATCTTTGATATAGTGATTGCTCTTGCTTTGAAGATTCTTGATTGTTATTGGGAAGTGGAGGATTGGAAGCCTTTGCTTTGTCGAGAATTTCATCGACAGATGCGCTGGAAGACTTTGAAGTCTTGAGTTCAGAAATTCTTTTTTCAACTTCTGCATCGATTGCAGCTTTCATTTCTTTATCTTTTTCTTCCTTGGCTTTTTTATTCTTGTTTTTCCACATCACTCCCAATTTGCCTTTGTAGGCTGCGAAAGCTTCGTCGCTTTCGCTTAAATTTTTAAGATCTTCTGCCAAAACTTGACGATCTTCGTCATCGAGATCATAAGCTTCGTCTAATTCTTGCATACGAGAATTGAAACGAGCTAAAGCTTCTGCGGTTTTTTGTTGAGACTCAAATTCGTTAATTTTATTTAAAGCTTCCGCCAATTGTTTTTGAACTTCTTCCATTGAAGCCTTTAATTCTGTTCTTTCTCTTTCTGCAGTTTCAGCTTGAGTTTTTGCGTCTTCTAATTCTTTGCGATACTCTGCATCTTTCTGTTTGATGGCTTCTGTAAACGTAGCCGTCATATTAGCTGCAGCTTCTTGAGATACCTTTTTTTCTAACAAGGCTTCTCGGACTTCGGAAATAAGATTGTCTAAATTCATGGCGCTATCTTTCTGAGTTTTTACAACGGTACTATCAGATTGGGAATTTTTTTTGCTAAAAAAATGGGAACCGAAATGCCAAAATTTAGCTTTGGGCTTTTCTTGGATCTCTAATTTCTCTCCCTTATCGACGATAACTCCTTTAACATCAGCGGCTGGAGTTGTTGTAAATCCAATTCCAAGAGGGTAAACTTCTCCAACAACTAAACGATAAATTTTAGTTCCATCGTCGAGCTTTCCGCTTCCGCCATAAGATTTTAATTTGCCTTTTAATTCTTTAATAATTTTTTCATCAGAAACAACTTCAGCTTCCTTCAAATTCTCTGATCCAATAGCTATTTTATAGTCGTTGAATCCGAGTTCCCAGCTTGTCGAGATTTTATTATAATATTGACTTTCTGGATCTTCCGAAGACGCCTCCAAAGCATCTGCAAAGTCTCTATTAACAAATTTATAAACCACAGCCCCCAAAGAAATATTGAAAGCGTCACTATACCCGTCAAGGTCTTCTGGAACAAGAAGTTCACTATCTCCATATCGACTAAATCCAGTTGTTAAAATATGCCCAACTACTTTTTCTTTTTTATGTTCAATATTTGTAGGCTTGTGTCTAAAAAGCTTTGAAATTCTAAGAGCAGTATCGGTATCAATACCGTCATCGTTCCTATTAAAACGATTAACCACAGCAGCATTAAAAGCCACGCCGAGTAAATCAATGTTTTCATTTAAGTCTACTTCTGAGTTTGGAATTAGCGAGATTAAGTTTTGCAGCGATGCTTTAGAAATGTTTTCTTCTGAATGAATTTTTTTTACTTTTAATTCTCCAGCACTAAATGTTGTTTGATATTTGAAATTCATTTTAATTTTTCAGAATGGTATAAGATAGCCGAAGGATAACTTGTTAATTCATGTTCTGCAGAAATGGTTAAAACTTCATCTAATGTTTTTAACTGTTCTATTTTATTAATGTCATTTACACAACTTTGCGCTTCTTCGTTCCATTTAGATATATCTGTGGCGCAAACAATGGCTTCGCATAAATTGTCAACAATTTTATTCTGTTCATCGCTTAAAGTTTCTGCGTTATATTTTTTCTTGATTTCTGACTCAACCGTCTTTCTTAAGTCTTCTACTTTTCCGACGACTTGTTGAATGTTCTTTCTCGAATACCCTTTTATTGTTTTTTGTGGGGCCGTTTTACCCGTTGGACGACCTGGAGACTTGGGAGTTTGATTTACGTTGGGAGATTTATTGGGAGCCGCTCCTGCGGGCGCGGGCGCGGGCGCAGGTGCGCTAGTAGCAGGTGAAATCTTGGGGGCTGGCGGCGCAACAAAAGGAACGCCTCCAACCAATGGATTATAAAACCCTTTCTTTCTATCTTTAACAAATTCTTCTTGAGTGACTCCAATCTCTTCTGAATCTGGGAACTTGCCAGTATTAAACACACCCAATCCTTGTTGTGGCGTTAATATGCCCAATTCCATTAAACGAGTTGTGATCCTAAGCAATTCAGTTTGATCTTTAGAATCCATGTCTACGAATTTAGCAGTTGGAATATTTCTAAAACCTAAACTTTGAGACACTCTGCGAATTTCTCTTTGAAGGAAATCATTCAAGAAAGCTCTTCTGGCTTCATTCAGCTTGTCCATGAAAATACGAGCCTTGACTTCCGTCGTATTATATTTTTCTGTTCCAATCATGATGTTCTGCAAGCCCATCCGAATATCTTCATTTAAAACAGTATATTTTTCTGGACCAATAATTTTAGAAATGTCAGGAATAATGAATTCAGCTTTGGTTGTATAGTCAGAAACCAATACCCTTCCAACGCTTTCGTTCATAAATAATTGTTGCATGGCAATTAAATTTTGTGGATTGATCCCGCCCTTTTCTGGCTCTGCTCCCATAGTGATCAACAAAATAACATTTTCGACGGTTCGTGTGATGGCTTGATCCATCTTTTTCAATTCAAGTTTTGCGTTAATGTCTTCCAAAACGGGATAGCCAAAAGGAATAGCAAATGGTTCATAATCTTGCTTTTTGTAAAAGCTATAACTTAATTTTTCATTATCAAGCTTGATCAAAAGACCATTCCTGTAATATTGACCTTGCTTAATTTTTTCTTTGACATCTGGAGGTAATGCGTCAAATACTTCTCTATCGTAATCGTCTTTTGGATTGCGCAATCTTTCCATATCATATTCGGAAAGAATTTTTTCATAAGCTCCAGCGGCAAATGTAGTGCTTCTTTTAGCTACGATATCAAACGGATTAAGTACAATATATTTAATTGGAATTTTATTTGCAGATATACTTTCCTCTGCATAAATTTTCGACAAAGTATTAAAATCTTCTAAAGATAAAACTCCATCCACTCGATAAAGAAAGATATTACCGCTCCTATAATATTCTCTAAAATATTGATCCTTTAAATCCCACAAACGGATCTTATTGAACCAGCGATAAAAGAAATCGCGAGAAGTTTTATTACCACCCTCTAAATAGATTTCTGAGTTTGCAAACTCAGCCATTACATCTATTGAATTTCTAAATACGGCGACATTCGCATAAGCTTTTTGACAAAGTTCAATTGCCTCTCTAACATTAACGCCATCGGAAGCGTATTCGTATGGCAACATCCCCATTCGAATACTGCTAAAGCGATTAAAGGTTCCAGAAAATGCAGACCTGTTTACTCTCGAACTGTTGTTTCTAGAGTCTGTAGAGGCAGGCTCTAGTCTTTTGTATGTAGCCGTACTGATGGAAGCGTCCGACGTGTAGAAAGGCTCTCCTGCGCTCGTAGGAGGAGGAACTTGGAATGCTTGAACTGTTGGCGTTTGAGGAGACGCTTGAATTTGAACTGGCGAACCTTCAAATTTTTTCCAGTACAAAGATTTCTTGGTATACTTTCTTTTATCGGACATAACCTATGTTACACTTAAAAGTTAACTTTAAAAGTTACTTTATAAACATTGGTGAAAAGAAATATTGTTGCGGTGGTGGAAGATCATTCATATCATAATATAAATTCATCATCCAATTAACCAAAAGCAAAGCAGAATAAGAATCCTTTCTTGCTCTATCTGGGCCTCTTTGACCTTTGAGATTTGGTGGCAGATCAAAAGTTTGAGTTCCCATCGCAGTTGTATTTGGTTGAATCAAAGCGCATTGAGATTTTGTTAAATCGAGCATGTCTCTTTGATGCTCAATAAAGTCAATCATCTTGGCTCCTGCCTCTTGGTCCTCGTCGCCCAACCTAAGAAACTTAATCTTGTCAATTGGAATATTTTTGTTTCTTTGTCTTGTGTAATCTTCATTCATTGCAGCCCCAGCAAATAGTATTTTTCTATGATCGAAAGCAGACTGAAGTAATTCGTTTGCATATCTGATCCAAGAAGAGGTTGGCTTACGAAGATGGCAAATTTTTCTCTGAGTTAGATTGTACTGATTCCTACAAGAAGTGACTGCAGCATTATATTCTTGCAAGTTTTCAAAATCTGCGTCAAATGTTTCTATTTTTATCTTTTCCCTCTTGAACAGTTCGCTCTCATTAACCGAATTTAAGAATTGAACTCCTCCATTATAGTCACCAACAATTGCAACAATGTTAAAGTGAGTTATCAAGTAGTGAAAATACTCAATATGATGTTTTAATGCAGTACCAGGCATTGCATAGCTATGAACAACTGCCCCAATTTTCTTATCTGGAATTAATTTAATCACCTGCATTGCAAAATCATCCGACCCTTCAGATTCGGACCAAGATGGGTCAAACGAAAGAATATATTTTGCATTTGCATCTCCAGCAATTTCAATTGATTGTCCCTCTCCATCTGCAATTGTACATTGTATCATTTTGCTGACCTTGAAATAACCGCTACTATCATCAGTGAAAATTGAGCCGAACTCTCTTTGGAATTGAGATTCGCTCATGGTGGCTTTTGCTTGATTGAGCAAGCTCTGATCGTACAACTGCGTTGGAGCACAATCATAACTGAAGTGCATGACGACTCGATGAGCTTCATCTTTCTCTCTTTTTTCGCTCTTTATTAAGTATTCGTATTGTTGATACAATTTATAAAGATATTCGAACTTATAACTCGCAGAAGACAAGCCAATAATTTTATTATTCGGCCAAATTGTTCTATCTTCTTCTTTCATCTTACCATCGGCAATCATTTTTGATTCGATGTCGTAAATCTTTTGTCTTTCTGTTGGATTTTCAACTACAGACAAGAAAGGAACGATAACTTCATTATAGATCTTTTCTGGCATCAATAAAAACTCATCAATAATCATTCTTTGAAAGCGGAAACCACGAAGCTTTTCTCCGTCGCCCAATGGAAGGGCGGTAATCCGCGATCTTCCTATTTCCATGAACCATTCATCGTTACCTCTTGATACCCTGCTAATGGTTTCTGCAAACATTGGAGCCTTCAAACTCTTAGATATGTCTTCAATTTTCCTAAAGATCATTTTTGCTTGACGAAATGACTTAGATATGATTCCAATATGCACGCCTTGATGCAGAACAGCATCTAGAATCGCAAAAATACCAGTGGTGAAAGATTTAGAAAGACCGCGACTCCATACGCCCAAAAAATAATCCGTATTAAACATAGCCTTAATGGCCATGTGCTGAAATGGAAAAAGTTCAACACCAGTTAAAAGCTCGGACGTAAAAGAAGGATTCTCCCTCAAAAACTTATATAATAAAACTTTAGCTTCTCGCTCGTCCAAAAAGCCCTCTTTGGAAAGTATTTCCTGATTTATGTCCTTATGCCTATTTCGACTCCTTTGATTTCCTACTTCCCAGCTCATAATTTTATTTTATTAATGTGATATTGTAAATCAACATTCCAGATCTTTTTCCCAGATCTAAGGATCATAGGAATTAAAGTTTCGCTTTGCTTTCTGCCTCCAGAAAAAACAAATTGACAGCAGTCTTTATATTCATGCTGCAAAACCCTCATGTTATGAAAAATATATTTCATATTAGATTTATGAAATGATTTTTTATTACTCTCTTCAAGGGTTTCCAGTTTAGATTCGACCACAATAAACACGTAACAATCAATAGATCTACATCTGTCCAATTCTCTTCTAAATCTATTTAAATTTGAAGGGCTCAAAGTAGATTTAAAGTCCTGTTCTGACTTTCTATCTACAAAAGTATAATCAAAATTCTCTTGAATGCCATAATCGCCAACGTCCAATTTACTAACTACTTGTTTTTTAAAAAATAATGGCTCTTGTTCTCTCGTATCTGTAATAATAATCATATCCTCCAATCCTGTTTTCTGTTGAAAATCGATTGGAAGTTTATCAGCAAATAAAGGAGAAACCCCTATTTCACTACAAGCATATGTATAACTTTTATAAAAAATTTTATAATGATCTATTGATGGCAAGCAGTTCGTATAAAGCTCTATTTCATTTGGAGCAAATTTTAATTTCTTTTTATTTATTCGTTCGGCTAATTTTTCCAGAATATAATTTTTAACAGTGGTTGGTTGCGCCGTGCCGCACCATTTATAAAGTTCTTTTATATTATTAAAGTCAGTTTCAAAGTAGCTTTCTTTATCTTTGAACGGCAATAGCTCTCCAGTTAAAAGATTTTTCCTTTTGAAGTGCGAGACAAAATAATCATGCAGAAACAAGCCATGCTTTTTTATGTGAGCATGTAGGCTTCTTTCTGAATCAAAACATTCGTTGCATTCTAAACAGCTATATGACATCTTCTTGAGATATTCCTAGTACTCTTGCTTTAAAAGCGGCCATGCCCTCAAGCCTATCCGCCTCAGTCTTAACTAATTGCTTTTGCATTTCAGCAATTCGAACCATATTCTTTCTTTCCTCTTCGTCTTGGAACATTTGAACAAGAGAAATAATAGAAGCATTTTCTCTCTGCTTATTTTTCATTCTTTCTGCCCTATCACCTTGTAGTTTTTTTGTTAAATTCTCTATTCGGCCTTCGCACTGATGGTACTCAGAACTTTTAGCTTTAATAATTTCAGCCAATCTAACAGTCATCTCCTGTTGCTCTTCTGTTTGATCAAATAATTCATTAAGTTTATGCAAATGCTTACTTATCACTTCTAAATTAATGATTTCTTTGCAGACGTTCATGTACAAGTTTATTTCGTCCGCTGTTAAATCGGGCTTGTCCCAAGTCAATCTTGTGAACTCTTCTTCAAATAATAATCTATCGTCTTTAGAAGAGAAATTATTTACAATTTTAATAAATCTGGAGTTCGATAAGTTGATTGCTAACTTATCTAAGCAATTTTTTTGATTCCTACTTAACTTGGCCTCTTCTAACTGCATTCCAGTAGAATCAAATATTTTCTTAATCAATCTTGGGTAGGTTTTGGGGGGACTGTAGTTAGTTAAAAGTCCACTCTCTTGGCTTGGAACAAAATTTTCATTTACCGTTCTTATGTGTTCAAGAACGGCTCTTTGTTCAGCGCCAAGTTTTTTAATTTCTTTGTCTGGAAACAAAAGTTCGGCAATTGCAAACGAACTCATGCCTTGTTCAGCGGACTGAATGATAAAATGTTTATTTGCTTCCGTTAATTCTACGGCATCAACCTTAGTATGTTTGCTAGTTTTGTAATCTAGTTTATTTTTTACCAAAAAAGCCCTGACTAGCTTGCCTTGAATCGACCTTCCATCTATTTCTTCGTTATCAAAGACCCTTTTTGTTAAAACATTCAAGTCTCTGACTAATTTATAATTATTTAAAATAAAATCTTCCTGCTCTTTCGAGAGCGATGTAACTTTATTCTGATCCATAACAGATATCTTTACTCTTTAATATTTCTATAGCCTTCTCCCTAAAAAGCTTTTTTAAATTTTTAATTTGTTTGTAGCCAATCATTCTATTTTTCTCGGTGGTTTTATACCCCATGAACTTGGCCACTTCCTCTTCCGTCTTCTTTTCAAAAAATAGCATTATATATGCATTATATTGCTTAATTGTTAACACTTTTTGCATTTCTCCATTGAGCAATTCAACACTTTCAAAGTCAAAAAACGAACTATCTATTTTTTGTTCAATTTCTTGCTTGTGATTCTCTAATGCCAAGGGCATTTTAAGGTCATAGCCCATTTTCTTTTGCCTCTCCCATTTGGAATACTCTTGACAAAAATTTGATTGAATTCCATTGGGCGAAATGTTACACTGATCTTCTCCTCCGTTGTGAGGACAGCCTAAACAAGGCCGTATATAGTTAGTGTAATTGTTTCGAATTATATTTTTTAACTGATTGGAAATTATTCTTCCTATCCAAGGTTCAAGTGGTTTTGATTGGTCCCACATGCCCCATTTTTTATATATGTGAAGTTTGATAATTTGAGAGACATCATCAAAATCCATCCAACTAATGGCAGTTAATTGCCATTTTTTTCTTTTCTTGCTTATTGCCTTTTCTATTATGTCGCTCTTTTCTTCAAAAGAGAATTTTTTTATATTAGTCATCAGATAAATCGCTCAAATTTTGAGTTTTTCCCTTGGGGAATTTAGTTGCCTCGTAATTTGGAGACGTTAAATCTGAAAATTTTACAACTCGAACATCAGAAGACATTTCTACATCTACATTTAATCTAGAAATTCTTGGTACTCTGGTAGAGTTTGAAAAATATGTTTCTTCAATATCTTCGTCTTCGCTTTCTTCTACAAAATCTACATCTTCGTCCGCTGTTCGCTTAGATCTAGAAATTTGTTTATGTTTTTGAACTGCGGAAGAGCCGATATTGTACGGCAAACCACATTTATAACAAAAATTCGGCGCAGAAAATTTATATTCAGCTTTGCAGCCGCAGTTTGGACAGAAAATAGATGCCATACTTGTTCCTTATAATATAATCAAATAAGGAGCAGCCTATTAAATAATAAAATAAAGAATTGGCGTTGAGTAAATAAAGGCTACGCGCCCAAGCGTAACGACCAACTCAATATATTTTACACCTTTTCTTTATCCTTTTCCTGCTGCAATTTAACAATAATAAATTTCAAGATTCCACTTCGATAAATATCATTATTATCAAATTCGTAGCAAAAGATTCCGTTTTCTTGAGAGTCTTGATCGTTAAACAAATTAAACATCTGTTTAAATCCACTAGACTTTACGTCTGCCTGCATGAAGTCTCCACAGATAAACATTTTACTATTTTCTCCAATGCGGGTAATTAAAGTAACCAATTCTTTATAAGAGAAATTTTGAGCTTCATCTGCAACAATTAATTTGTCTGCCCAGCTAGCTCCACGTAAGTAGTTTATCGGCTTTGCAGATAACAATTCACTCTTCTTTAGCCAAATAGAATGCTCTTCTGAAACCATTTCATCGATTTTTTCCCAGAGAGGAGTGACGAATGGCTCGAATTTGTGATCAGCTTCACCTGGCAAACTGCCTAATCCTTTTTCGGCGCTTTCCGCAATGCTTCTTACGTAAATTATTTCTTTGTTTGTATCTTTAGCTAATAAATTTATGGCAGCATAAACCGACATGTAAGTATTATGCGTTACGATATAATCATTTGTTAAATATAAATGACTTTCGTGATCAATTAAAATACATTGACATTCTTCTTGTTTTACTAATTCAATTTCTGAAATTGCTCTTCTTGGAAAATATTTTATTCTAGGTTTGAAATTATTTAATTTTCTTTTTAATTTGAAAGGTTTGATGTTGGGTGGCAAAGATATATTTAATGAATAATAAACATGACCAAGTTTTTTAATTCCTTTATGCGTGTAATAGTTTTGTCCAGATCTTGTATTAACGACTCCACCTAAAGATTGCACTAAATGTTTGACATTTTCTGCGAGAGTTTCGCTAACAGTCGTGTATAAAATAGTAGATTTTTGTCTAGAAGAAACATGTCCATCCGAATCCATTAATCCTTGTAACAATTCAATTCTATTATTGATAGAATCAAAAAGATATTCATTTGGAATAAATTTTGTATAACTTTTTGTATTTAAACTTAATCTTTTAATTTCATTCCAAAATTTATTCTCATTTTTATGTCCTTTTACTGCAAAATCATAATCTCCAGTCAATTTAACTATAGAATAATTTTTTGGCAATTTAGATTTAAATTGATCTATAATTTCTAAATCAGATGTACAAAAAGATACTTTTTGAGTTAAACATCCATCTCCAATTAAAATTCCCATTAAATATGGATCAATGACATGTTCTTGTTTTCTGAAATTAATGGGTTCAGTAATTGGAATATAATGATTTAATTTTCCAGAAGCATTTCTTACCGTTGGAATAATTTCTTTTAAAGATTTTACGCTTCCACTTCTTGGTTTTTTAATTTTTTTACCATTAATTTTTGTTGTGGCGTTTCTATCGTTATATGTTTGAGTAAACCACAGATGATCTATACAGCAATGTGTATAAGATCCATCTTGAAATGTTACTTTATAAACATCTTTCGAACCTTGTTTGTGAATTTCTAAAATATTACTCGTTAAACCATCTGGAGAATAAACTTTATCTCCAATTTTTAATGATCCCATTGTTTTCCAACCGTCGGGAGTTAATATTGGCTCTGAAATAGGTTGCGCTTTACTTGTGCCCGCAGGTCCAGCCAAGAAAATAATCTTAGATTTATCAGAAAGAGCTAAATCAAGAAAAGCTTTTTGTTTTTCAGAAAATTTAAATGGCCGCTGTTTAAAATTAATTTTTTCTTTTGGCTTTGGGGTTATATTTAAATCCGTTGACCTTTTGGGAGATGGTTTTTTTGCCATTGACTATAATAAATTCTTAAAGAATAATTTCTTTAATTGTAACTCTACCGTTTAACATTGAGTTTTGTCCAATTTGTAATTGTTGAGATACAATTCTTCCGTCAATATCAAAACTTAAAGCGTTATTAACTGCAGTAGGCTCGATTCCATTCTTACTTAATGGTAAGAAATATATATTTGTTGCTCCTGCGTTAGCTCCTGTGACATCGACTACAGCTCCAATGTTTTCGCCTTGGATTGTTGTGGTTCTTTCTGCTGCAGTTAAAACCACCGTATCTGGAATTTGATTACCCAAGGTGTAAATAGGAGTTCTTTGACAATCTACATTTACTTCTATTGAAATTTTTGCATTTGGTATGTTTATTGAAGAGCCATCCATCTTTGTAGTCAAAGCGTGCAAAGATTCGTAGTAAGGCGTGCTAGAATCTTTAGCTAACGTGATCGCTGACTCGTTAAAAGCTTGTAGGGATTCGCCCTTTAAACCAGAAACTTCATAAGCAATAAAATTAGCAGTAACAGATACTGGTTGATATGGATTTATCTTAACCGAATAGCCTTGCAAAT